TGTCGGTTCGTGTCCCCCATGTTGTTTCCTATGTGGTAATAAATTATAACGATAATTATTTTCGTCACGGTCTGTAACGGATGTATATGGATATAATGTTGAAATAACGGGGTCAATTGAGTCCGTTTCGTCCAATGGAATAAAAATTGAAACCCTTGCGTTTGGTACACCCAAACCATTGTTTATACTAATTCTTCCACAAACCACACCATAATCACTACAATATGAAGCGTAAGCCTCTTTTTGTGTGAATTTTAAAGACAATATCTCAAGAAGGTCGAAATCTTGATTCAATTCAACTTTTACGAATTGGTCTCTACCTATATCAGTCGAAATTCTGTGTTTTTGCATATTATATATAAATAGAATCTAACCTATTTTCATTTAATAATATGCAAAAAATAATTTAAAATGTAGTCGAAGTCAAAGATTTTATCCTAACCTTTATATCTTTGTTTGGAAATCTAATTTGAAATATCTGATTGGACTTCATATAGATAATTTTGTCTTGATCTAAAATCTGTCTAGTTTCCTCATCACTATACGATTGTGCCGTTTCATTTGTTGAATATTCCCCACCAATCTTATTAAACACACGAATGTCCACTACGTTTACAACACCGGCAATATTTCCAATTTCCCTGTACATGTCACCGATAAATAATGGGTCACCCATTTTTCTTTTATCAATTGACATAAGATCAATTACCGTTTCAATAGTTGTTTTAATAATTTCTGTGTCGTTTTCGTTTCTATTCGATACAAGGTCAATTTCAAATCCTAAATCAATAACTTCACCGCTTGCAATGTCCAAATAGTCGTTTATCATACGATATTCTGACAAATAATCAACGATATTGTTTTTTAGGATGTTGGATACCACCGTAGTTAAATTACCGTTCTCATCGTAAGATAACATCTTTACTTTAATTTTGTTATCTTCCTCCATTACGTTCACTTTAGCGGGGGCACCGAATTGTGATGGCATATTTTCAATAAGTGATTTATAATCATTCAAGGTAACCGCTCTATCTTGTGCCGAAAAGTTGTAACCAATCATTGCTCTAATGTCGTCAATTGATGGTTGGTCGGCTCCACCGATAGCTGGAGTTACGTTTGACACTCTGATTGAGTTAATTACTTGTGAATTTACACTTGGAACTGGCCCCATTATGTTTAATTCGATATTATCAACACTATTAATAACATTTACCCCCAAATTAGATGATTTTCCACCACCAATTCTATATTTTATGAATAAAGTTGTGTTTGCTTTAGGGATTGCTCCTAAAGACATGTTGTTTAAGTATGACGCTAAGTTAACTTTTAGTTTATCGGTAATGTAATTATCAACATTTTCCATTGGGTTAACAGTTCCAGACCCAAAAGTGATTAAAAAGTAGTTTTCAGGTGTATATTCGGTTATGAATTTGTTATTTACATCAATGTATGTTCCCGGTTTAAAATTTTCTTTGTCTGAAATCTTAGTTGGGTCAGGTACAAACACTTTATCTTGAATTAATGACTTCACTTCATACCATTTATTAGTTGTTGACGAGAATTCAGACGATGTTGGGTTAGCTCCAAATGATGTTCCGTCTTTATGAATAATAGACGTAACCCCTAATACATTTTGTTCAGGTAAATAAATCTTTAGGAACGGTTTTTGGTCAAGTTCATTGATAGACCTTCTGTATATTCTCGTTACTCCGTTTACCACGGCTTCCCTTTTCGTAATTGTATATGAAATTAACCTATTGTTAATGTCAAAATTAGGAATTTTCAACCTATTTGGTTCACCCTTACTGTTAAATGGGTTAGCAAAATCAATATCTTCCATAGTTTCGAAAGTTTGTCCTCCGCCAGAAATTTGTGCTCCTGATTTAAGAATACCTTCATAACGCATATCATCTTTATCACCCCTGACAGGCACATTTATCGAAAAATCACATAATGCAACTGACGGTCTTAACCCCGGAATTCTTAATCCATAGGTTTTTGCTATATGAAATAATGATTGTCTTTGTTGGGCAAAGTCTAACATTGTTTCTTGCCAAACCCTATCGATGTGGAAATGTAAGTTATCGGAAACCGCAGCGTTTAGGTCTAATAGTACCGAAAATATTGAGGCATCGTTAGTATTTTTTACCAAGTCCGGATAATATTCTTTTGTCATGTTGACAAGTTCTTGTCTTAATCCCGCAAAATCCCTCGTTGCGTATGAAATCTTTTTTGCCATATTAAATGTTTATAATTATGAAATCCGAAGACGAAAATGCTCCGTTATTAACAGTATAGTCAATCTTTACTTTAGCTGTGTATGGTTTGGTAGATTCACTTGATGTCCTGAATAATCTTTCATCCTCATCTTGTGAAAAACTTTGTGTTTGGTCTGGATCTTCTTCTGCCGACATAACCTCAATCCTATTTATATCCAAATTTGGAATGTATTTTCTAACACTTTCTCTTATCTCTTCTTCAATTAAACTAAAACTAACTGAATCGTTTTGCTCGAAAATATATTCATACAATCTAGTACCGAAATCAGGTAAATAATATCTTGTTCCTTTTCTTGTTAAAAGTAGGTGTATCAAGTCAGCCCTAACCTCTCTTTCAGGTGTTTGAGTCATGTTAAGGAAGTCACCCTTTAAACTATCCCTAAATGGAAAATCTATACCATATGTTGCCATTATATTTTAATTTAATTTTTTCTAAAAATTTTTTTCATATAGTTATAAAATTCATCTTCAAATTTTTCATTATTTTTTACCATATAATTATTAAATTTTTCCATTGATGGATTGAAATTATTCTTAAACTTAAACTTATTTCCGTCTATTTTTTTTATTAATTTCTTCAAAAATGGAACTTCAGTTATTGACCATAACCTACCTTCCTTTTCTTCGAATATTCCATTTAAAAGTAATTTATATAGAATGTCATATTTAAATCTATCTCCGAATAAACCAAAACCATTAACAAAATTAGAAAGATTGGTGTCTTTATATACACCATTTATAATTTCACGAGTTTCAGGAGTGACATTTTTTGCTATTTTATGATTTATTATTTTGTTTAATATTTCTTCTCTATCATTAATATTATTATAATCAAGTATTTTTGGGGTTTCAGGTATTTTTTTTGATGAAATGGGGTCAGTAACTTTAGGCTCAGGATGTATTATAAGATCATCACTAAAATCATTGTCATCATAATTATCATACCTAAAACCTTGATCTGTTTTTGTTAACCCATATGTGTTATATTCATTTTCAGTTAATGATTTCATTAACCCCTTTATTCTAATTATTTCTTCAGAAATAGAATTTTTCATTGATATATTTTATAATAAATATAATGAAAAATAAAATTGTAATAAATAAAAAATCCGGACAATAATCGAGACTCAATGTCCTGATTATTGTCCGGATAACTATCCAGATTCGTGATTCACGAATCACGAATTATTTCACTTCACAATTATTTCCTGCACAAGCTAGTTCACCCGCAAGATTTGTTGAATCTTGCATTTCAATCACTTTTGTTAAATCAATTGAATGAAGATGTTGAAACATTTGTTCATAATCTTCTTCTGTACAATCTTCGAATGGTGGTTGTTTATATGAACCTGTATCATAAGGTAAAACCGCTAATCCATTGTAGAAATTTCTATTTTCCCACATCCATTCACCAATTGGTCCCCATTCTTCAGGTCTTAAACTTATTGTGGCGGAAACATTATGAGTGTTAGCCCCACTTGAATGTCCGGGTTTAATCCAATTTTGTGAAATATATTTAATACGTTCCAATAAATGTAACGGACTTTCTGTACGTAAAATTGAACCTTCAGGTGCTTTCTGTGGAACAGAAATAATAGCTGTATCATGAGGTCTGAAGAAATCGTCTTCTAAAAGTTCAGGATGATAAATTGAAAGGTATGTATAAATTGCTTCATTTTTTCCAACCCTTACTCTACGAATGTAGTAATCATTGTGCCAAGCGTGAATACCACTTGCCGTTCCTAATACTAATGATGCAGTACCACTTGGTTTGACTGTCGTGGTTCTTGCTGATTTATTAATACCAATCAATTCAGCTACACGAGCATTTTCTTCTTTTACTATTTTAGCAGATTGTTTGGTATCAAAATTTAAAATTCTACCTGAACCAATACCTGTTAAAGATACTCCGATTAAAGCTTCTTTTTCAGTTGTTCTTTTCCAAACTTCTCTTAAATAATGAAAATCAGTATAACCAGCTTGTAATGTTCCAACAAATGCCGCGGCTCTAACTCTATCATTTAATTCTTCCTGTGATTCGATATCTGAAACATTAACTTCACATAAGTTACAGAATTGATTTGGCCTTAACGCAATTTCACAACATGGGTTAGTTCCATAATCTTTATCGTTGGTTAAATAGATACCCGGTTCACCCGCACCTGAAGCTTCAACACGATTCCAAATGTCCATAAAGAACTCTTTGGTAATTCTATGTCTTAACAGGACAGCTGAATTGTTTGCTCTACCCCTTTGTGGGTTTTCTTCCCACCACATACCACTTTTACAAGCGATCATTTCATTATCGTCAGCACTGAATAATGCAATCAAAGCGGCTCTACGAATACCACCTGCCAATACTGCGTCCGCAATAAAACAGATAATATCGTGAACTTCAATTGGTTCAAGTTTATCACCATCTTGTTTTGTTTCTAAAAGTTTAACAATATGATGAATACAGTCTTTCAACGGTTGAGGACCAGGTGCTTTACCACCTGAAGTAACCAACAAAGCACCTTTCGGTCTGATATCAGATAAATCAAAAATTGGGGTTGAAGATGAATATCCAAAATAAGACTTCATTAAAACCTTGATAGCGTCAGCCCAACCTTCGATATTATCACTTACAAGATAACGTCTTGTTCTAGCTGAACTTGGTTTTCTTATTACGTGATGTTTTTGTACTGAATAACCAACACCTGTCCCACCTAACAATAAAAACATTATTTCCGAAAAAACATCGATATGGTCAATAGGGGCGTACGCACAATTAAATATTCTATTTGGACTTATTTCAATAGGTTTTCCCGCAAATTGCATAGATCTCATTGAAGGTAAAACCTTTTTATCATATACGTATTGATAAGCGTCTACAATTTCTTTTTCAATATGTGGGTATTTTTTAATATGCATATTTTTATTTCTTGTTACAATTTCGTCCCAAGTTTCCCTCCTATTTAGTTCAGGTACATATTTAGCATATTTCATATATACCGTTAAATCTGATAAAATTTTTTGTGTAATGTCCATTTTTTAACTATTTTATTTATTTATTTATTT